GAGAAGCTATTGCTGTTAGTCCACGATGAGAGTGGTAAGTGGTTGAAGCCAAACAATATATTAAATAATTGGAGGGTTACTAAGACCTGTCTACGATTAGGTAGCAAGGTTATTGGTAAGTGTATGATGGGTTCTACATCTAATGCATTAAAGAAAGGTGGAGAGCAGTTTAAGAAATTATATAGAGACTCTGATGTTACAAACCGTAACTCTAATGGTCAGACTAAGAGTGGACTATACTCCTTGTTTATTCCAATGGAGTGGAATATGGAGGGGTTTATAGACAGGTATGGTATGCCTGTATTCAGGACACCTGAAGAGCCTGTACTTGGGATTGATGGCGAGGAGATAACTCAGGGTGCTATCGACTATTGGAAGGGTGAGGTTGACTCTTTAAAGAGCGACCCTGATGCATTGAATGAGTTTTACAGACAGTTCCCAAGGACAGAGTCACACGCATTTAGAGATGAGAGCAAGCAGTCTATATTTAATCTAACCAAGATATATCAGCAGGTTGAGTATAACGACTCATTGATTATGGAGCACCACGTAACTCGTGGGTCTTTCTCTTGGAAGAATGGTATAAAGGATACAGAGGTAGTATTCAACCCTGACAAGAGGGGACGGTTCTATGTATCGTGGACACCAAGCAAGAACTTACAGAACAGGGTAGTAGAAAAGAATGGAGTCAAGTATCCGGGCAATGAGCATATGGGTGCGTTCGGATGTGATAGCTATGACATATCAGGAGTAGTTGGTGGAGGTGGCTCTAATGGGGCACTACACGGAAAGACTAAGTTTAGTATGGAAGATGCTCCAAGCAATCAGTTCTTCTTAGAGTATATAGCAAGACCTGATACGGCAGAGATATTCTTTGAGGATGTGCTAATGGCTTGCGTATTTTATGGTATGCCACTCCTGTGTGAGAATAACAAGCCGAGACTATTATACCATTTTAAGAATAGAGGGTATAGGGGGTTCAGTATGAACAGACCCGACAAGCCTGCTAACAAGCTCTCTAAGACAGAAAAAGAGCTTGGGGGTATACCTAACTCAAGTGAAGACGTTAAACAGGCTCACGCCTCTGCTATAGAGTCTTACATAGAAGAGCACATTGGCTTCAAGTCTGAGGACGAGATGGGCGATTGTGTATTCGTAAGAACCTTAGAGGATTGGGCAAAGTTTGACATATCGAACAGAACTAAATTTGATGCGTCTATTAGCTCAGGTTTAGCTATAATGGCAACGCAGAGGCATCTATATTTTACTGAGAAAAAAGTATCAAAAATAAAGATTAACTTTGCAAGGTATAGTAATAGAGGCAATACAAGCGAAATAATTAGATGAAAGAGGTACAAATTAATATATCATCTACAAGTTTTCCAAATCAATTTGTGTCGGATGCAGAGAAAAAAACTGTAGAGTTCGGGTTACAGATTGGTCAGGCTATTCAGTATGAGTGGTTTAGAAAGGATGGGAACTCTTGTAGGTTTTACAGTCAATGGAGAGATTTCCAAAGATTAAAATTATATGCAAGAGGTGAGCAGTCAGTAGGCAAATATAAAAATGAGCTTGCTGTTGATGGAGATTTAAGTTATCTAAACTTAGATTGGACACCTGTACCTATACTTCCAAAGTTTGTTGACATTGTTGTTAACGGTATGCAAGACCGTATGTTCGAGCCAAAGGCATATGCACAAGATGCTATGTCTATGTCTAAGCGAAGCAAGTATCAGCAGATGATAGAAGGGCAGATGGTTGCAAAGCCTATGCTTGAGATTATACAAGAGAAGACAGGGGCTAATCCTTTCACGATGAATCCTGATGAGCTTCCTAATACTGATGAGGAGTTGGCTTTATATATGCAGCTTAACTACAAGCCTGCAATAGAGATTGCAGAGGAAGAGGCTATAAGCACAATATTTGAAAGTAATAAGTATAACGACATAAGAAAGCAGCTTGACTATGACCTTACCGTATTAGGTATAGGATGTGCCAAGCACGAGTTCCTTCCCGGTGGAGGAGTAAAACTAAACTATGTAGACCCTGCTAATATTGTATACAGCTATACTGAAGACCCTCACTTTAAAGATTGTTTCTATTGGGGAGAGATTAAGACTGTACCTATTACTGAGCTTGTTAAGATTGACACAAGTCTAACCAATGAAGACTTAGAGACAATATCTAAATACTCTCAAAGTTGGTATGACTACTATGATGTTGCTCAATTCCAACAGAATGATATGTTCTATAAGGATACTGCAACTCTACTTTACTTTAACTATAAGACCACTAAGAAGGTCGTATACAAAAGAAAGGTAAAGGATAATGGTAATGTATCTATGGTCGAGAAAGACGATAGCTTTAACCCACCTGAAGATATGCAAGAGGAAGGGAAATTTGAAAAGGTTTCTAAGACTATTGATGTATGGTATGAGGGTGTTATGGTTATGGGTACTAACATTATACTCAAGTGGGATATGATGGAGAATATGGTACGACCACAGTCTGCCACTCAACACGCTATACCTAACTATGTATGTGTTGCACCAAGAATGTACAAGGGAGTTATTGAGTCTTTAGTTAGAAGGATGATACCATTCGCTGACTTGATTCAGATTACTCACCTAAAACTACAGCAGGTTATATCACGGGTTGTACCTGATGGTGTATTTATTGATGCAGATGGTCTAAGTGAAGTAGACTTAGGTACGGGAGCAGCATACAATCCTGAAGACGCTTTGCGACTATACTTCCAAACGGGTAGTGTAATCGGAAGGAGCTATACAGGAGATGGAGAGTTTAATAATGCAAGGGTTCCTATTCAGGAGCTAAACTCTAATTCGGGTGCATCCAAGACTCAGATGCTTTTAACTAACTACAATCACTACCTAAACCAAATAAGAAATGTAACGGGACTTAATGAGGCAAGAGACGGAAGTTCTCCTGACCCTAATGCATTAGTAGGATTGCAGAAGTTAGCAGCATTAAACTCTAACGTAGCTACAAGGCATATACTACAAGGTAGCCTATATATATGTAGGAGTCTATCTGAGGCTATAACATACAGAGTAGCTGATATCCTTCAATACTCTGACTTTAAGGATGAGTTTATAAATCAGATTGGCAAGTACAATGTGTCTATACTAAGTGATATAAAGGACTTATATATATATGACTTTGGAATATTCATTGAGATGTCTCCTGACGAAGAGCAGAAGGCAATGCTTGAGCAGAATGTTCAGATGGCTTTGTCTAAGGGAGATATAAACCTTGAGGACGCTATTGACATTAGAGAGATACGAAATCTTAAACTCGCCAATCAATTGCTAAAGGTTAAGAGAATATCTAAGCAAGAGAGAGAAGAGAAGATGGCTATGCAGCAGCAGCAGATGCAAGCTCAACAGCAGGCTCAGTCTCAGCAGTTAGCAGCACAGGCAGCTCAGATGAAGATACAGGCAGAGACTCAGGCTAAGATGCAGTACAGACAGGCTGACGTAGCATTCGAGATTGAGAAGATGAAGAACGAGGCTATGTTGAAATCTCAGTTGATGGATAAAGAATTTCAACTTAATCTTCAATTAGCACAGATGAACTCACAAGCGTTATCTGATAGAGAGTCTTCAAGAGAGGATGCTAAGTCAAACAGAATTAGCCAACAGAATACAGAGCAAAGCAAGTTAATTAACCAAAGAAAGAATAATCTACCTCCATTAAACTTTGAATCAAACGAGGATAGCTTAGATGGTTTTGACTTTGCTGAGTTTAACCCAAGATAATGAGCAAAAAAAACTATAATATATTTTGCCTAAATTTGCAAACAATTAAATCAAACACATAATGGAATTTAAAGTTAAAGCGGTAGAAGTCGGAGAAGAGAAGTCAACTCAAGAAATAGAAAGAGAATTACTTGAGAAGCACGAGGAAAAATTAAACCAAGAGGTAGCACCTGATGTTGAGGTCCAAGAGACACCAAAGGTAAACCTTCAAGTTGAAGAAACTCCTCAAGTAGAGGAGCCGACTAAAGAAGTAGAAACACAATCTCAGGAGGCTACGCTAACTGAGGAAGACGTTCTTAAATTTATTGGTAATAAATACGGAAGAGAAATCAATTCACTTGATGAGTTCAATCAAGCGAGAGAGGAGAGCGACCCTCTCCCTGAAGATGTATCCAAGTATTTACAATACAAAAAAGATACAGGTCGTGGCATTAATGATTTTATGCAATTGCAAAAGAATTATGATGACGCAGAGCCTGAGCAACTGCTACGAGATTATCTTAGTGCAACCGAGAAAGGGTTGGATGCAGAAGACATTGACATTCTTATGGAGGATTATTCCTATGATGAGGACATTGATGACGATAGCTACATTAAGAAAACCAAGTTAGCAAAAAAGAAGACAATTGCTAAAGCCAAAGACTACTTTGCAGAGCAACAGGAAAAATACAAAGTCCCTCTCGAGTCGAGAAGGGATGGTCTTCCTGATAGCGAAGCGAAAGAGTTGGAGGAATATAGACAATATATAGCTGACGCTAAGACGATAGATGAGCAAAACTCTCGCAAGAGAGAGGTGTTCTCGAAAAAGACAGATGACGTATTCAACGAGTTCAAAGGTTTTGAGTTCAAATTAGGCGAAGACAAATCTATTTCTTTTTCACCGGGAGATGCTGCTGAACTTAGAAAGAGTCAATCAGACCCCTCAAACTTTATTAAAAAGTTTTTGGATGAAGATGGAATCATAAGTGATGCGGAGGGATACCACAAGTCTTTAGCAATGGCGATGCATCCTGACAAGTTTGCTAAGTTCTTTTACGAACAAGGCAAGAGTGCTTCGGCAGATGAGCAGATGAGGAAAATGAAAAATGTCAATATGACAACTCGCTCTGCTCCTGAAGTAACACAATCGAAATCAGGTATGCAAATTAAATCTTTGAACAATGACTCAGGTCGTGGTTTAAAGATTAGGAAAAGATAATTAATAAAAAAGTTTAACATTTAAAAAAAAAAGAAAAAAAAATTATGGCAGTATTACCGACCCCCGGTTTTGATTTACAACCGAGTGCTCAACAAGTACCGTTGAGTACAAATTACATTACAGACTTCGACTTCTTGAATCAGTATCTTCCTGATACCTACGAGAAAGAATTTGAGCGTTATGGAAACAGAACAGTATCCTCATTCCTTAGAATGGTTGGAGCTGAAATGCCTTCTAACTCAGACCTTATCAAATGGGCAGAGCAAGGAAGATTACACACTAAGTACGTTGATTGTGCTTCAGGTTCAGCAGCCGGAGTTAGCAACGCAACTATCACAGTAAGTGACCCACTTGTACCCAACCGAGGTACTATTGGCTTAACAGCAGGTGGTATTGCAGTACGAGTTGGACAGACAGTTTTGATTTCTGACAACGCAGGTTTAGCAGGTTCTAACAAAGGTATCGTAACATCAGTTAACACAGCAGCAGGTACATTTGCAGTAGCTTACTACGAAGCATTAGGACAGAGTTATGCGGCTACAGATACTCTTACTGTATTTATCTATGGTTCTGAGTTCAAAAAAGGAACTGAAGGAATGGATGGTTCATTAGAATCTGACGACTTCATCTTCGAGAACAACCCAATCATCATCAAAGATAAATACGCAGTATCAGGGTCTGATATGGCACAAATTGGATGGGTTGAAGTAACTACTGAAAATGGAGCAAACGGATACCTATGGTACTTAAAGTCTGAGCACGAAACTCGTTTACGTTTTGATGACTACTTAGAGACTGCAATGATTGAAGCAGTTCCGGCAGCAGGTGCTGTAGCAGGTGGTGCAGCAGCTTTAGGATTTAAAGGTTCTGAAGGTATATTCTACGCTGTTAACAACCGAGGAAACGTATATGGTGGTGGACACCCAACTACTCTTCTTCAGTGGGATAGTATTATCTCAAGACTTGACAAGCAAGGTGCGATTGAAGAGAACGTAGTATTTGTTAACAGAGATTACTCTTTTGACATTGACGATATGTTAGCTCAACAATCAAGCAACGCTGCCGGTGGTGTATCTTATGGTCTATTTGACAATGAGAAAGATATGGCATTGAACTTAGGTTTCACAGGATTCCGTAGAGGATATGACTTCTACAAGTCTGATTGGAAATACCTAAACGACCCAACTATGCGTGGTGGATTAGCAAGTGACGGAGTCGATGGACTATTAGTTCCTGCCGGTTCTACTTCAGTATACGACCAAGTAATGGGTAAAAACGCAAAGCGTCCATTCTTGCACGTTCGATACAGAGCTTCTGAAACTGAAGACAGACGTTACAAAACGTGGATTACAGGTTCAGCAGGTGGAGCACAAACTTCAAGCTTAGATGCTATGGAAGTACACTTCTTATCTGAGAGAGCTGTATGTACGTTAGGTGCAAACAACTTCTTCTTATTCAAAGACTAAGAAGTAAATTAATAATGGGATGGGGCTACATATGTAGCCTCTCCCTTTTTTTTAAGAATTAAATTAGAATTAAATGAAAAATAAAAACAAAGTATTTGAAGCTAAGTCTTACAGGCTTACAAGAGATGTAGCACCTTTATCTTTTATGCTACCGACACAAAACAGTAGAAGATTCCCATTAATGCATTTTGACGAAGATACAGGTATTAACCGAGAGCTTCGATATGCACGAAACCAAAAGACCCCATTTGTGGATGAGCAGGATGGAAATGCCATTCTCGAACCCGTAGTATTTGAAGATGGGCTACTTCACGTTGGAAAAGAAAACCAAGTATTGCAACAGTTCTTACACTACCATCCCTTAAACGGAGTGAAGTTTATCGAGGTAAACAAGGCTAAGGATGCCACAGAAGAGGTAGACTACCTATTAGTTCAAGCAGACGCATTGATAGAGGCTAAGTCACTTAGCTTAGAACAGCTTGAGAATGTATGTCGTGTACTCTTTGGTATGGATACATCAAAGACATCCAC